TGACGCTGCCCAGCTCGGCTGCCGTCATTGTCTTTGGTGCAGCCATAGCGAAACCGAAACCGGGTTTTTTTGAAACAAAAAATAGGCGAGTTTCAGGGCTCCAAGGCCCCGCAGTGCGTGGTCCGGTGGTACGGTCCCTAAAGGGGGGGGTGGCCTCGTGGCCGGTTAGCTGACAACGCCCTTGGTGAGCACCCTGATCTCATGTTGCAGGCGCTTGGGCAGCTCTCTCGAGACGAACGTTTGAAAGAGTTGCTGCGTTTGATAGCGCACCAGCTCTCGAGGTATGTGTGGCCCAACCACCCGCTGCACTGGAAAGCGAGAGCTGCCAACTCGCCAATAAACCTCGTTATTCCATCGCGGAACTAGGAAGGCAGACTTAAACAGCGTGCTCTTGCCATAGGGCTTGGCCTTGACGCCCTTTGCGGTCTGGCGAGCACCGAACTGGTGCAACGATAGTGGCCGGCCGCTTGATCTAATCACGAACTCAGGGTTGGTGCCGAACGTGGCCCGCTTCTTCAGATTGCCAAGGCTCTTGAGCTTCCCCAGCGGGAGGCCAACTTGCTTTGCCAGCGTGCGAGCAACTTGGGTATATAGTTTTTTGCCGGTGTGATCAACGGCGCGGGCTGCGGCTTTGGTGCCACGCTCGCTGCCCAAGGCACGCATGGCCTGCTCGAGCAGCACGTGGCCCTCGCCTTGCCAATAGATGCGCACCACCGCCATCAGTCATTCACCTCAATGACCCTGAAACGATGGTTGCAGCTCTCGCACTTGCAATGTTTGATCGTCAGGCCGGCGCGGTCCTGCAACCAGGTGACGAACTTTGCGAGCGCATCGGCCCAGCCGCACCGCCGGCAACACCAGTCGCCATCCATTCGGTTGAGAGCGATGCGCTCGCCAACTGAAAAGCGATCATCAATTTGCATGTTTGGGTTTCATGATCGGGCCTATAAAACAAAAAACCCGGCGGGCCAATGGCTGCCGGGCGGTCTTTCTGCGACGTTAACTATGTCATATCCGCAAATCGCGTTAAGTGTCAACACTTTCTTTTAACGATGTGTGAAACCACACAATTCACGGTTTGCCGGTGAGCCGGTGAATGCACACGCTGATGCCCTGGCTGGCCGGCAGGTGGCGAAACTCTTGGTGCCGGGCCAGGGCGCGCATGCAGGTGTTGATGGGCGTCTCATCGGCAATGCCGTTGGTCTGGCTCAATGAGCGTGAAATCTTGCCCCGCTCGATCGAGCCCAGCGCACCAACCCAATCACCCACCTTGAGGCCATCGAGCCTGGCGAGCTCTTGTGCCGGCGCCGGCCGCGGCGAGAGAGCTGCCAGGCAGGCGATGAGCACAAAGCAGCCTGAGAGCTTCATATGCTCTCGCACATCCCAAATGAAAAGCGCCAGCGCCACCAGCCACAGCGGAAAAAAGATGAACCCGCCCACAAAGGTAAGAAAAATCCAAACCATGCGGCCCTGGCTCTCGCGCTTGTATCTCAACTCCTCGCCGGCATCTGCCGCCTTGCGCTTTTTGAACATCGAACCCCCTTGACGTTGGGCTATTTTCTAGCCTATGTTCAGTCGCAGAGATCAGCTTAGCACAAATGAGGCACACTATGGTGCGCACCGGCAGACCAGTTGAACACACAGATACCACGATTTTCGCCCAATGGATGGCTGAAATGAAGCTCACCAACGCGGCAGCCGCTGAGCTGCTCGACCTGTCGCAGGCCAGCATCAAGGCATACAAGTCTGGCCGCGCCGGCGCTTTTGATGGCATCGAGCCAGACCGGCGCACGCTACTCGCCATGGCCGCCATCAAGGCCGGCATCGAACCCTATGAGCCGGTGCGCAAGAAAGAAAGCGCAGGTGCGGCATGATCGAGATTTCTGAGCCCAACCGAAAAATTGCCCAATCCGGTGGCGAGAGAGCGGCTCGAGACTACCGCCAACATTCGGCCAACCCCTACCGCAAAGGCACCCCGCACCGCGACGTATGGGATGCAGCATGGGCAGCTGAAAGTGAGCGGCTCGAGGCCGTTGTCAATGAGGCCGTGAGCGAACTGGACAGCAGCGCATCGGCCGGCAAGGTCTATGCAGCGGTGGTCGCCGGCATCACCAACACGCGGCCAGATTTGCCGGTGAAGGAACGCGCAGAAATCGCTGATGCGGTGGTCGCCACCATGCTCGAGCGCGGGCTCATTCAACCTTGAGCCATGCTCGAGGCGCAGGCCAAAGCCGGTCATGAGCGCGTGCGACTCGGTGCATTCCTGCTTTCGCACCCCATAAAACTGACGTTCGTTTGCCACAGAACAAATTGCGGCAAGCGCAAAGCCCCGTGAATTGGCGATAGTCAGCAACCTGATCACGCAGCTTTTCATTGTCTCCCTGATGTCACGCCCGTTTTTTTCGGTTTTTGCGACTCGCTGGCCGATGCTCCACGTGAAACAACCGCAAAGCCCCGTGTTTATTGGTTTGCTTTTTTGGTGAGACAAACTCGATGGCCAAAATGCATGGCTTTTTTGGCCGTAAAAAACCGCAACTAACGCCCGATCACGCAACTATCACGCGAAAGTGATTGGTTTTCTTGTGATGTTCTCTTTTTGCCCTTGTTTTCTTCCTGTTTTGCTGTCTTGGCCTAATTGACTTAGGCTAATTTTTGGCTTATATTGGTAACCAGATGAGACGGCCTGAGGCCCTCACCGCTGAGAGACGGCACTAACAAGCCGAAGAGCTAAACAAAAACAGCCACCCGAAGCTCAGCGAGAAATGAGGACTCCCGAAAGGCCCGAGTGAAGCGGAAGGCGAAAGCCCGGCCGATAGCGAAGCTATTGACCGGCGCCCGCTGCCCTAACGCCCACTTCGCGCTCACATGCCTCACGGCATCAGCGGCGCCGGCCTCGAGATCAGAGGCCGGCCCCGGTAGTGCCGTGCATCACCCCGGTGTTAGCGCACCGGCAACTTCTGCAAGGATCAACCCAAATGCGTGCTTTCCTGATGTATCTGGCAATTCTGGCATGCGTGATCGCTGGTTATGCGGTCACGGCAGAGTTTGGCCAATTCCGGCTCCTGGCCGGTTTTGGGCTCGGCTTCGCGGCCTTCATGGCCCTTGATTGGCTTTGCCGCCTGCTTGGTGTCACTCGCATCTGACGGCCCTAGCGGTGCCCTCATCAGCCAAAAGCTGGTGAGGCATCCGGTGGGGCTTCCCTGGCCAACACTTCATAAATTCGTGTTGGGCAACTCACCAAAACGAAAGGGCGCCCGTTGGCCCCGGTGTTAGCGCACCGGGCGGGTGCCCTCGGCTCAAACCCTTCTGCAAGGAATTAGAACCATGAAGGTACTTAGCACAGCACTGGCCGCTCTCGCAATCATCGCCTCTGGCTTTGGGATCGTGGCGGTTTCGACTTGGAACAACCTTGAAATGCTGGCCGGCAAGGATATCGCAATCAGCGAGCTTGGCCAATTTTTCACCAACCTCAACTCTGTCACGGCCGTGCCTCTGGCCGTCGCGCTGTTCACCCCGGTGCTCTTCGCCGCCGGGCACATGGCACTTCGCCGCTGGCGGATTGTCACGGCGCTCTGCCTGATCGTTCCGGCGATCGGCGGGGTGGTGTTCGATCTTTCAACCTCGCTCGATCGGGTGGCCACCAACGCCGACTCGATCAAGCACGAAAAGCGCAGCCACAACGCTGCCCTGGCCGCGGCAAGCGATGCGATCGCCCGTTGGGAGGATCGCCTCGCCACTGCCAAGGCCGGCATCGCCAAAGAGTGCGGCGGCAAAGATCCCGCCAAGCTCACCGATGCCGGTTGGCCAAGCTGCCGCAATCACTGGCGGCAGGAAACGGCAGCGCAGTCTGCACTCGATGAGGCCCGCACTCAGCGCGCTTCACTTGGTGCCGATGTGGTTGAGGACTCTGGTGCCGTCATCGCTGCCGGGCTGTTCGGTGGTCTTGGCGTCACGCCGGCGCTCTGGTCACGCTATAAGCCGGTGTTTCCGGTGGTCTTTCTCTTGGGTGGCTCGTTTCTGGTGTCTTTCGGCTTTTCGCTGATGACGCCAGTGCGGGTGACAACGGCTCAGCCGGCAACGGTTGAGGTGGCACGATCGATGAAGAACGTGACGCCTGAGCCGCCTTCCCTTGAGGACTCGGTTGTTGGGCTGGTGCGCGATGCGGGCAAGCTCAACAACGGCCAGCTGGCCGGCTTGATGGTTGAAAGCCTTGGCTATGGCTCGGACGCCACCGCCTCGCGGAGGGTCAAGGAACTGGTTGCCAGCGGCCGCCTCACCAAGCGGCAGGTTGGCAAAGAGGTGGTGATCGAGGTCGCCTATTAAGTCACAGAGGGCATCGGCTGCCAAGCCGGTGCCCTTTTTTGTTTCGCGCTTCGGATGCCCAGCGCTTCGCGCCATCTGCGCGATGACGACCAGCCAGAACGAATTGCCTTTGTCGCTCAATTCAAAGAATTTCTTAAACCCTTGCCTGAACGTCAGCCGGTCAGTTTGCGAAATTGCGCAATTAGGCAATTTGGCAACCCCGGCATGCATAGAAATGCGCATATTCTGAAGCCAATTTGCGGAAGCCCAGCGCTTGCGAGCATCGGGCAAATCAGATTAGCGTCACCCCTGCTCAGGGATTAGGGCTCTCTTGGGCTTTGCGGAACGTGAAAGGGGTGGTACCGGCTGGTGCCGCCATTTTCTTTTTTGCGCCTTCAGATGCCCAGCGCTTCGCGCCATCCGGCGCATGACAGCTAGCCATCAGCCTTGCGGATTGAAAACCGCAGCGTTTTTGGATCATACCCGCGGCGCTCGAGCTCAGCGATGAGCGTTGTGTGCCCCTGCCCGCAAAGGTCCATCTCCTTACCGAACAAAAGCCATCCGATCAGGTTTGCGTCAGCCTTGGCCGTCCCCTCGCCCCACGCCCAGCCGTTGTCCCGCTCTCGAGCATTCCACCCGGCCTTGATTTCACCTGAGCGCGCTTTCATTGTGCCTCGACGATTTCCGCCATTGTTGGTTTCCGTTGCATATCCTTTTCACCCGCCATTTAAGGTTTCCGCTTGCTTCCAATTCGGCCATTGGTTGTTGCGCCAATTCCGCTGAGTTTTTAACGCTTGCGGATCGTTTTCACGTTTTCAGGCGTGAAAATGATAGCAAATCCGGGCCTTTGCCATTGTTGCATGTGATTTCACGTTAAGGCCTGAAAGGGTTGCCGGTGCTGCCTTGGAACGCAAGAAAACGTTGGCCATTCAACGCTGAAAACGTGCCTTTTAACTTTTCAACTCAGCGGTTTTGGCATCGTGCTCATCGAGCGCATGGTGCAACGCCAAGGTTGCCTTCCGGTGTGGCTCCATCATTTCCGATGATAGGTGCAGCACATCTACATTGCCCAATATCAAGCGAGCGGCCCTGATCATCTCAACCGCATAGCGGCGGTTTGCTTTCTCTGCCTGTGCCAGTTTATCCATTTTTCACCCTTTCTCGATCGAGCGGCCGCCAATTGATCAGAAACCCCTCGAATGGCAAACCGTACTGCTTGCGAAAGAACGCCTTGAACTCTTCCACCGTGACAAAGCCATCAGCCCCGGCGAGCTGGCATCGATTGCCGAACGGCAGGCGCCAGCCATCGAGCACAATGGCATCCTCGCTGATCACCACCGGCTGGACCGTCATGCAGATGCCCTCGCCCAGCAGCCGGCAGGCCGCCGTGCGCTGGCCGGTGTAGAGCTGCAGGCGATCGCCGGGCTTGCACCTGGCGGTGCGCCGGATCGTCTGGTTTTTGCGGCCG